GGGCGCTGGGCTCTCTCCGGACCCGCCCTCGAGGTCGCGTCCTTGCCCAGGCGGGGGTCGCCCGGCTCCATGAACGGGACTTGGGTCTTCGGAGGCAGCCCCAGGGCCTGCCTAGCAGCCCTCTCGGCCGCGTAGACGCGGTTGATGTCGAAGTCCTGCTCCATCCGCTGCGAGCGAGCGTACTCCTCCGCGATGGCCTGCTCGGTGATCTCGGTCGCCATGTCCTTCGGCTGCTCGCCGTTGGCGATCCGCATCACGTTCTTGCGCAGCAGCGCCGCCGCCGACTTGGGGCTCTCCGAGGTCACGCCGAACGTCATGAACTCGCTGATCAGAGACCCCACCTGATCCTGCTGGCCCTGGTTGAACCCCGCCGCCTGCTCCATCGCCCACGTCGCCGTACGCTGCACGACCTCCTGGAGCTCGGTCTCCTCCTTCCGGGCCTTGTTGACCTCCCAGAGCGCCTCGGTGGCCTGGTCCGGGTCGGCCATGTAGAGCGCCTTGAGGCTGTCGCCCGCGCCCACGTCCAGGATCCCAGCCTGGATCGCCCGGTTGACCGAGGACCCGAACGCCTCCGCCTTGCGGGCCAGCACCCGCTGCTGCTCGTCCGCGCGCACGGCCTCGAGCAGGGCGATCTGGCCCCCGGCGCTCATGTCCTTGGCGACGTCCCGCAGCCGGGCGAACCGCTGCTCTGTCTCGTACATCTGGGCCTCGGGCCCGTCGAACCCGCCGGCCATGCCGATACCCCTGGGGGCCATCTCCTGCATCGACCGCTGGAGTTTCGCCTGCATCTCCTGGAGTTGCAGGTCGATGAACGCCCCGAACGCCTCCTCCTGGCCCTCGGTCTTCTCCCGCTCGCGCCGGCGCTCTCTGCCCTGCTGGTAGGCGACGGCACCACGGCCGACGCCCTCTCCGATCGCGGCGCCTGCGCTGGCAGCGGTCGGGCTTCCGGACTGGATCACGATCGGCATCAGACGGCCTCCTCGACCTCCAGCGGGCGCGGGTGCAGAGACGCCGGCAGCTTGCCGAGATCCAGGGCCAGGAAGCCTTCCGCGCTGGGCACCCTCAGGACCGCCTCGGGGAAGACCGCCTCGACCTCATCGGCCATCGGGCCGACCAGCACCGTCTCCGGCGCGTCCAGGTAGTTGAACTCGTACAGGGCCACGCCCTCGGCCTCGTCCACCTTGCGGTGCACGCGCTTCAGTCTCCGGTCGCAGGCCGCGATGGCCGCTCCGGCCGCTTGACCAGCACCGGAGGCCACGGACTGGATGTAGCCGGGACTCCCGACGAACTGGATCCCCGACCGGAAACTCGCCTCAGCCAGCGGAAGCTGGCTCTCCGCCTGCGAGCGGTTGAAGAAGAACTGGCTCAAGTCGCTGATCGCGCGGTACTGCGCACCCGTGGCACGCTCCTCGATCCCCGACAGCACCTGCGCGAGCCTGTCGTCGATCTCCTGGATCCGGCGTTCGGTGTCCGACGCCACGCCCCTGCGAAGGTTGGCGACGACGTTCGTGGACCCGATGCCGCGCGTGATCGCGTCCGACTCGATCGAGCCCGTCAACCGCTTGGCCCGGTCGGTCGCCCCGCGCTTGTAGGACTGCCCCGTGCGGTGCGCCTGCTTGCGCGCCCGCTCGTAGCCCTCGCCCACGATGTCAGGACCACGCTCCTGCCAGAACTGCGCGAGGTCCAGCAGCGTCCGCTGCCGCGGCGAGAAGCCTTGGATCGCCTTGATGGCTTCCTTGACGTTGCGCAGGTTGTCGGTGCGCGCCCGGTCCTCGGTGCCGAATAGGAAGTCCGAGATTTCCTGGAAGAAGCCGGTTGGACCGAAGACAACGACGATCGGCAGAGCGAGCGCGAGGTAGTAGATGATGTCCATGATGGTCAGCCTCCTGACCGTGTACGGGATCCGATGAAGTCCGCCTCGCGGAGCATGGCGAGGATCTCGTTCACCTTGGTCTCTAGCGTGGCGATGGCCGCATTCCGTTCCGCGGAGGTGGTGGGGGTGTCGATGTTGAGGCTCAAGATCGACGGCTGCTTCGGGATCTCGATCCGATCGGACTGAGTTAGCCCGTTCCCCACCATCACCTCGACCTGCTGCACGTTGGCCGACTTGCGCGTGATGCGGGTCGCTCCGTTGGGGACCAGCGCGCCACGGTCCCCGATGCGCAGCCTGCGCTGCCGCGTGTTGCGGTCGATCGAGTGCTCCGGTCCCCACTGCTCCTGGCCAGACACGGCCTGCGCCCAGCGGCGCACGCGCGTCATGTCGGACCCCTGCGGGATGTTGACCGGACCTGCGGGTCTGCCAGCCATCAGCCACTCCTCCGTCTACGCCCCATCGCGAACGCCTCGAACACGATCTTCTCGATCGCGAACCGCTGCCCCGCGTCGTTGTTCCTGAACCGAAGATAGGCCCGCGTGGCGGCCCGGCGAATTGATGTCCATTCGTTCTGTCCGGGGAAGAGTGTGCCGTCCGCCAGCACGGGCCCGAGCTTTTCTGCGGTGTCGGCACCGAGCAACTCCCAGTGCACGCCACCTTGAACCTCGCCCAGCACGACCTGCATCACGTCGTACAGGGTGTCCACGCCCTCTCCCGCCGTGGGCAGCGGGCCGTAGGTGATGAAGGCGTCGATCGGAACGGTCGTCGAGCCCGAGTCCGTGTCGTCGTTCGCAGCGTCCTCGTCGAACTGGCGCACGTACCCGTCCTCGCAGCCGATCAGCGTCAGCCGGTCCGAGGGCGTGTCGCCATCCACCACCAGCAGCGAGGTTGGCTGGACGTCCGTGTCTCCGAACTCGAGCGGCCAGAAGCCACCGTTCTTCGTCGAGTAGGTCCAGCCCTTGACGATCGTTCCACCAGCCCCGAACGGGACCTGCAGGATCTTGACCGCGTCCCGCCGGTAGTCGTACTCGCACAGCACGTAGTGCGTCGAGAGGTCCACCTCGTCCTGGAGCTCGCGGTCGATCAGGCGCTTCGAGAGGTGATCTGTGGCCCCCGTGCGCGGGTCCATGACGTAGAACCCGCCCCGCGACCCGTAGAAGTACAGGTTGCCCCGGTCGTCCTTGCACCACGGCCGTCCGAACGACATCCCGACCTTGTCGGAGATCAGGTCGATCTGACCGCCCGCGAACGGGTTGCCGCGCATGACGTGGATCGTCGAGTCCCCGCCCATGATGAGCAGGTCATCGTTGATCGGGACCAGCGTGTTGATGATGTCCGAGTCGCGGCCTGTGCCCGTCTCCGCGTTCGTGCCGTTGGCGGCCTGGTCTGTCCGCACCACGGCCGGCGCGAGGTTCCAGTCGGTGGGCGCGTTCTCCGCGGACATCGCCCAGTTGTGCGGGTCTTCTGCGAAGCGGGCGATCACGATCCGCCTGCGCCACGCCGTCATGAGCTGACCAAAGCGGGTGATCTTGCCCCCCGTCGTGCTCTTGAACGCGGACAGCGTCCCGGCGGCCGAGTCGGTCGTGTCCTTCGGGTCCAGCACCGTGTAGGCCGTGCCGTCCGTGAAGTAGACCTTCCCGAACAGGACCGCCGAGTCGATGAACTGCGAGGACGAGTCAAACGCCGTCGCGTCGATCTCGGTCACCGTGCCCGGCGACCCTGCTTCGATGCGCTTCAACGAACCGCCAGCAGCGCCGAGCACGTACACCTCTCGCAGCGCGTCGGTGTTCGCGTCCATGTCGACGAGCTGCACCTCGTACAGATCATCCACGTCGCTTCCCGTGCCCTGGCCGCAGCCGACCCACACCTTGTCCGCGATGGCCGCGGTCGAGGTCGAGTAGCCTGCGTCGTCGGGCTCGTCCAGGTCGCCGTCGTAGTCCACGATCGGCGTCTCGAAGGAGACCGCATACCCCTCGTTGTCGTCGGGCAGAGACACAGAGACGATCTCCGCGCCCGTGTCGTTGCGCCGGACGGTCAGGCCAGTGGTGTCGGTCGTGCGCGCGAGCGGATAGTAGACCTGCCCGTGGTTGTCCACCTTGATCTTGAACCGCTTGTGGGTGAAGTTGTCCGAGGAGCCCGTGAGCGCCGAGGTCCAGCCCGTCGAGGGGGGCGCGTCCTGGGAGGGGTCGGTGAGCCTGCGCAGCGTGCCGCCCTCGAGCGCCTCGGTGGAGCCCACGGCGTTGGGGCCGAGCGTGAAAACCCCGTTCTCGTCGTCCACGGCGATCCCGTATCCGTAGCCTCCAGACGCGAGTTCCAGCGTCCCGCCACCCGGGTCGTTGTAGGTCACCCCGTCCACCCAGACGACCTCCCCATTCGTGGCCCGCAGCTTCGTCACCAGGGGGGGGATCGTGGTCAGCGCCTTGAGCGCGATGTTGCGATTGTCGAGGCCCGTGATCGTGTTGGTCGACGGCGGGCCCTGGCTGGTCGTCACCGCACTCCGCAGATAGGTGTGCGTGTAGGTGTTCGAGGGGCCCTCTCCGTCTGCCAGCTCATGCGCGATGCCCCACTTCCACGCGAGATACCCCTCGATGCGCGACCACTCGTCGTCCGGGTCTCCAGCGTCGGCACTGTCGGGGTAGAGCTGGTGTGAGAGGACCGCGTCAGCGTCCCCGATGAAGCCGGGCACGGCATCGAAGCGGTCGAGCACCAGGATCTCGCAGATGTCTCCCACCATGAACGCCTGCGTGCCCGTCGAGATGTTGAACCCCTCGTATCCGACATAGGTCGGCCCGAGACCCTCGGTAGGTTGCGAGTGGTATCGGTCGTAAGGGATCCCGTTCACGCGGAACATCGAGCGCGTGTTCTCGCCAGTGTCCAGAGTCTCGTTGCCATCGCACAGGAAGGAGATCAGTGCGGCATGTGGAGCGCGGCTGTTGGCATCGTAGGACCCCTTGAGCGGGTTGCCGTCCGTGCCAGCGCCGCCGTCTGCGTCTGTGCCTCCGCTGTCCGTCTTCTCCCAGAGAAACACCGACCCTGCTTCTCCAGCGTCGTTGGCTTCTATCGCTCCACCCGTCGTTGTGTCGTCGTCTCGGTCGAGCAGCAGCTTCAACTCGTTTGCCGCCGGGCTCCCAGAGGTATCCTCGTTCTCCTGTGCGATCACCGTCTTGGGCGTGGCGCTCTGATCCGGACGCACCACCATGAACACCGCGTACATGGCCCCCTGATAGCCGGGGAGCATCGTCCGGTTGGAACTCTTGGCCTCAACCGCCGTGGAAGGATTCACGCCGCTGACCATCGCAGCCGCTACGGAAGCGTCGAAGTCGAACCGCAACGTCGGCTTGCCGGAAAGCCCCGACTCGGCATAGGTGGGGCTCTTCCCATCGCGGGCGCCACCGAGGTTCACGCCTTCTTGACTGAACAAGTGCCGGTTGTTCCCGCTCTTGTCGTGCCAGATCAGAACGTCGTCCCCGTCCTCGATCCCCGGGAACCTGTTGGCGATCTCCTCCGCGTCGTACCACGCCCAGATGCGCTCTTCCGCGTTCGTGAGATCGTTGGGCGTCCAGTCCACCGCGATCGGGCTGGAGTCAGGCGAGAGCGGGTTGTTCTGCCGGCGGGTGTTCTCCTCCGAGCAGATGAAGAGATCCCCCGTCTTCGGGTGCACCGCGATGTCCGTCGCCGGGTGAGGCACGCCGTTCGGTGCCGTCCACTTCACCACCGGCTCCACCGTGTCCACCCGGTCGTAGGCGATGACCGTGGCCAGGTTCTTGTCGGGGAAGTTCACCACCGCGAAGAGCAGGCCGTCCTTCCACTCGAGCGCGGGGCAGTACCCCTCGATCTCGACCTCCCACAGGATCTGCATCGACTCGTCGGGGATCGGCTCGTAGCAGAATATCTTGGACCGGCGCTGGTTGCCGCCCGACCCCACGCCCACAAAGAGCAGCCCGTTCGCGCTCAGGGCCATGCCCTCGAGCTGGTGTTTGTCGTCGTCCACCGGGACCTGGAGGTTGAACACCTCCTCGAGGTCCGCGTTGAACTTGACCACCGTCGAGAACCCGTCGATGGCGTAGGCGTTGCCCTGGTCGTCGTGGATGACGTTGAAGGTGTCTGTCTGCGTGGCCGTCGTGGCGGCTGTGAAGACCTCCGAACCGCCCGCGATGCGGGAGTAGTCGATCGACTTGTTGTGCACCGTGACGGCTTGCAGGTGGTCCACCTCGTCGCCTGTGTCGAACTGGGTCGAGGCGTACTTCGAGAGCCCCTCGCGTTGAGCGATGCGTCGGCGGCCCGTGGCGGGTTCGATCTCGACGACGTTCTCGCACTCGCGCACGGTGAACTCGGGCTGCCTGTCGAAGCCCTCGTCGATCGACTTGCCCTTGACGGGGTGGGGGATCTCGAACTCGGGCATCAGGGAGCCACGATCTCCTGGTAGGTCACGACGATGTCCGTTGTGACGTCTTCTGTAGAGACCCCAAAACCCCCTCCTTGGATCTCGATACCGTTGTGCGGCAGCGGAACTTGCTGGCGCCCGTTGGCCGATTTGGTCAAGGGCAGTGGCATGAGGGCGGTTCCGCTCTCGTTGGTCAGCGTGACGGTCCCGATGCCTGTGCCGCTCGCCTGCCCATCGACGTAGATGCCGGTGATGAGCACGCCCACCGCACCGTTGACCACCGACACGTCCAGGAAGGTCGCGGCGATGTCCACTTGGCCGTCTGCTCCAGCTCCGATGGACGTAGCCAGGACGATCGCGTTGTCGCTGGTCTTGCTGGCGACCGAGTAGGTGCCCGTGTTGGCGCCCGTGCCGCCGGTAATCTCGATCACGTCGCCGGCCTTGACCGTGTAGCCAGCGAAGAAACCCGTCTTGGTCAGGGTCGACGTCAACTCGGTCCATGTTGCTCCGGTGATGGCCGCCACCTGAGACGTGCCCTGTCCGTCGACCGGATAATCGACGTTGGTTGCATCGCGGTAGGTCATGAACCGCGAGCCGATCGTGACCGTGTCTCTATGCGTGAAGACCATCAGGGGTCCACTCCGATCGTGAAGAAGACGACGACCTGGTCCGAGGCGGTCGTGCCGGTGTACTCGACACCGAATCCGCCGTCGATCTCCAGACCCTCGCCTGGGAAGTTGATGCCGATGGTGCCGGTGTTGGATAGCGTCAGGAAGAACGTAGCGAGGTCGTTTCCTGCGGCGTCGGTGATCGTGCAGACCTCGTTCGTGCCTGTCCCGAAGGCCGTGTCGATGTCGGTCGTGTCGCTCGGGATGATCGAGGTGATGTAGGTCTTGGGAGCGGAGACGACGAGCGAGGAGCCCGCAGTCGTGGTCGTCGCCCCCTGACCATCGCTCGGATAGCTGGTGGTAGTCCCATCGGTGTGGATCATCCACAGCGATCCGATCGAGGTGCGGTCCTTGTGCGTGTAGACCATCAGGGAGTCGCAATCTTCTTGTAGCCGACGATGAGCGTCAGCGTGCCAGCGTTGGTACGCACTCCGAACGGTTGGTCGATCTCGAGCCCCTCTCCAGGAAACTCCAGTCCATCCTCTCCCGCGTAGTTCCTGCTGATGTGGAAGAAGGCGAGATCGGTATCGTCGGCGGTGTTGCGCAGCGAGACATCACTGACCCCTCCGGTAGCGGTCGTGTTGCCTTCGATCTGGAGGCTGCACAGGAGAACCTTGCTCTCCCCGATCAGCTCGGAGCTGCTTCCGGTCGTCGTGGCTCCACCCTGTCCGTCCGTAGGATAGGTGGTGGTCGCGTTTGGGTTCTCGTCATGGATCCAGAACCGCATCCCGACCGACTGCGTATCTCTGTGGGTGAAGACCATCGCGCTACGTGGGGCTGTCGACCTCGGTGGAGATCAGGCGGTGACGGTGGCCGCGCGGCATCGACTTGACCTGCCCGCCGCGCAGACGCCCGTGCGTGGGCTGGATCATCCCGTCGTGCTCGATCGCGACCATGAACTCCCGCGACTCGTAGATCGGGTCCAGGAGCTGGTACACCTCCCCGTACTGCTCCGGGCGAGCCCGGCCCTTGGCAACCGCCATCAGGATCTCCCTGAACAGCGGCCGGCAGTACGGAGGGATGTCGACCTTGTCGGTGGGCGCGTTGACCCGCTTCCAGCCGCGCTTGTAGAAGACCGTGAACTGCGCCGGCTGGTCGGTCGTCGACCGCGGGTACACCTCGAGCAGCGGGATCGGGGGCGATCCTGACCACGTCACCACGCCGTAGAAGTTCCAGTTGCTGGTGACGTCGACCTGGTTGGTGCGGCGCCGCAGGATGTCCATCTGCGAGGTCAGGTAGACCCCGTCGATGAGCGAGTCCGTGGCGCTGATCGCTGCCGGAGGGACGATCGCCTGGAAGTCATCGGGCAGCGCGCTGGTGTCGTTGTCCATCCGGCCCAGGATGGCGCTGGCCGTGCCGCCGGTGGTCTGCAGGGAGCGGTCCAGCACCAGGTCGTCGGTCGAGACGGACTCGATCTTGTACTGGCCGATCTTCGTGTCGGTCCCGGATTCGATGTCGACCACGTCGCCGGGCAGCAGCGTGTAGTCGTCCAGGGTGCCGGCGGGCAGCGAGAGCGTCAGCGTGCCCTCGGTCCACGTCGCCCCCGTGGTCCAGGTGATCATGGCCCGCTTGTCGATCCTGGCGGACCGCACGTTGAGCCACTCCCAGTCGTTCATCTGGGCCAGGAGCTCGCCCGCCTCGTTGACGATCTCGTTGGGGTCCAGGAGGGCGTTCACGTCACCGCCGAGGCGGTACTTGATCGCGTCCATCGCCTCCGTGACCGTCCACGGCTGGCGCTGTGCGGTGGTGCTGACGACCATGTCGGCTCAGGTGTGGGTTGGAGGTAGTGGGCGGGGACCCCACGGAGG